AAAGCGCTGTAAACAAATGCACCGCGAACAAGGATACAAAAGCCATCTGTTTCTGAGCGCGTAGCTTTCTAATCTGAGACTCCGTTTCCGCAAGCATCGTAGCCGCTACCGCCTCGTCGTCCGAAACAACACCGTCATTATCTAGGTCATATCTACCAAAGTTTTTAGACATCCTATGCCCCTAGAGAAGCGATGCCCCGAAAGAAGGGACTTATCCCACCTTCGCGACGGAAAGGGCTAGGCCGAGCCGCAAATTGAGAAGGGTCGAAACTATAACCATAACGGGAAGCGGAACGAACCGCTGAAACGTCTGACGCAGGTGCCACCATACCTTCTGGATTCCTAGCAACAAAATTTATTGCTGGAAACGTCGGCGAGGGGACCGGTAAGGAACCAATTCCTCCGGGAATACCAAACTCATAGCCGGGCGGGATGCCTCCCGCACTAAACCCACGTAAATCCACATTCTGTATGGAGTAGGGCTCTACAGATGATAAACTAGGATCAACAGCAGCACTCCTCTGAGGCACCGCGCCGGGAGAAATAAGGAAGCTGTTCTGAAAGTCTGGAATTATCGCCCTATTGGTCACGCTGCCCTCTTTGTTTTAAAAGTTCTCGTTCCATAGCCGAATTAATACGAGCCTGTGTTTGACGCTCCTGAGCAGCCAAGCGTTCATCAAACTGCTTAGAACGCATTGCCAAGGACTGAGCATCCAGAGCTGCCTTCTGCTGATCCATCGCCGCATCATTCTGCTCGGCTTGCTGCTTGATAGCCAATTCCTGCTTCTTAAGTTCCAGAAGAGGATCAGGCTGACCGGCCCCCGACAGCTGTTGTGACATCTGCTGAAGCTTCTGCATCCCCTGTGCAATCAACTGAGCCGTAAGCCGCTCTAGCTGAAGCATCTGCTCTTCCGTAGCCGGCTGTCCACCCGACTGGCTAACTTGCTGCATTAGCCCTACCGCCGCTTGTTCCTGCGCGGCTACACGGACATGCTCCATAATGTGCTTCTGAAGCGACATTGCCGCCATCGGCATCTGAGCAATCATAGGTGTGTTACCAAAAACCATGTGCGCCATAATGTGCGCCTCATGATCCTGACCCTCAAACACCTTCAAAGGGATGTTATCCAGAAGATTGATGTTCTCCTGTGCAGGGTCCGTGGGCCGTGGTTCCTCGTCCGGAACCCGCGTCATAATCCGATCTACATCCGACACACCTAGCGCGGAATACATATCACGGAACACTTCGTGCATGTTGTGCAGCTCAGGAGCCTGAGAAGCAAGCTGAAGCTTCGTCTGAGCCATAACAATGCGTTGAGACTGACTAAACACGTTCGGGTTGCTGACGGGGATTACGTCGATCCGGTCATCAAAGTCCTGCGCCATGATGGTCTCATCACCACCCTCGACAGAATAAGGATACTCCTGCGGCAGGCTTTCAGACATCACCCGAGCAAGGATCTTGAACTCCTGACGCATCGCGTAGTGCAGGCGCTTGTGAACAGCGCTCATGACCCGCGAACCTTGCTCCAACATAGCAAACGTCGTACCAACAGCCGCCTGATCATTACCATCGCCAACTTGCATGTCTGTAATAGTAGCAAACCGCTGACCAGCCTGAACAACGAAACCAAGAAGGTTAAATAGCGTCTGATCCGGACCCTTGAAAGGAAGAGGCATCAAGCTGTCGCGAATGGCACCGCCCGGCGCATCAACGTCACGGAACTCACCGGGCTGGAGCGGATCATCGTCGTCCCTGATCCGCAGCCCACGGGCCTTGAAACCCGCTGGGAGGTTCGACAGCGTACCAGCATCGATCAACTGACGGAGTGCCGCCGTCGCCGTTCTGGATAATCCACCAATCGTGTGAATAAGACCAAGGCCATAAAAACCAAAGCCGGGCAGAAACTTATAGTGCGTAAAATACGCTATCTTCTTCTTCTGATCATCGTCTTCGCGATAGTTGCGACGGACAGAAAGAACCTGACCATTGTCCTGAGAAATCGTGACAATGTACGGAACCTTGATACCCGTCGGATAACCGTCATCGTCTAGCTCTTCAAAACCCTCAATGTCCAGATCTACGTGACATTCCAACAAAGTGCAGTCGTAATCAACCGAAGAGGCCGAAATACCGTCTATCCGATCAACCTCTTCCTGAACAGAAGTTAACTCGCCTTGGGCAGGGATGACATCCACGTCTCGGTAAAAACCCGCAACCTGACGCTTCCGCAAATCATTCAAAGACATCTTAAAGACTTGAGTGATATTAGGACACGTCTCTAAATCAGACGTTTCATAAGGAACAACCAGGTTTTCCGCCGGAACAAACTTACTTACCGCACGACCGAGCGTGTCATCAAAATAAGTCTTCTTGAAGGTAGAACCCGCCAGAGGCAGATAAAACAGCATCTGGTCCATGTCTGGCGTGTAATCTTCCATCACATCCGTGATGTAATAATTCATAAACGTTTTAACGCGACGGGCTTGGTCTGCCTTAGATCGAGTCTCCTTACCCATCACCACCGTACGCACAGGGCCCGATGCAGGTAAAAGCTCGTTAAAAGCCTGCGCTTGGAATTGTGTGGCCGCTTCCGCTAAAAGAGGGTGGGTTACACCGGAGGACCCACGGAACGGTTGAGTTCTTTCTTCATAAGTGAAGCCGAGTAACTCCAAACCTTCGGCGTAAGCATCTTCCCATTCCTGACGGCCTGATTTGTTAGCATCAAACTGAGACAACAAATCATTAGCAATAGTCTGAAGTTCACGGTCCGATATCTGGTCAACCAGATTATCATCAAACTCTCCACCCGCCATCACGACGTCAATAGGCTCAAAATCAATGGTAACACCACCATCCTCTTCGGTGGTGATCTCAATCTCGCCTACATCGGCTGCTAAGATGTCCGCGTCAACTACGTTTATGCGATCAGGTATCTCTAAAGAAACCTCTGCCTCCAAATCATCCATATCTACTTGAGAAGGAACGTTCCGGTCTACTAAACCGCCATTAGACGTAGGTTTTCTAGCCACGATAACTCCTTAGAAAAATCCGCCTATCCCCGAAAAAGGTACAGGTCTTCTGTTTGAGGCATTACTCTCACCTACACCCCTGTAGAGATCAAGTCCAGTTTCTTCATCAGTAGGCACCGGACGATCCATAATAATACGCAACTGCTCCAAAACCAAATCATCCGCCGCAGCCGTAAGCTCCTCAATAGAAGCATCCGTTAAACCACCACGACGCATAAGGTCCAAACCAACGGATCTGTTCCGTGATTCCTGGGCAATGTCTTGGGGATTACCAAACACGCGGGACATGCCTTGGAAAAAACGCTGAGAAGCACGTTGCGTCTCAATACCATAACGTTGCGCCGCAACCATGCTCGAAAGTAAATCACCACGAACATCTATCAACTCTTGCGCCGTAGGTGCCGTGGGCCGCGATTCAGGGACCACGCGCCCCGTGCCCGGATAACCGTACTCTTCCATAAGTATATCGGCAAAAGGACCAGGAGAGCGGATTTGGCTAATATCTGCCGCTTGGTACGGAGAAGGACCACGGCGAAGACCTTCTTGGTCCGGTCGGATCATTTCTGGGAGAAGGTCGCCTAGCCCCTCCAATATCTCCCGTCCGATCTCACCACTTCCGCGCTCGGGAGGCATCCTGACTTCCGGTTCTTGCAAAGGCATAAGAAAACGCGACGTGTCTAGTTCGGTAGACAAGCCCGGAGAAAGCGATGAAAAAGCGTTGAGGTAACGATTCTTCCACTTATTTGCAAACTCGCCCGCCGTCTGATCTAACCGACCCCCGTTGTCTAGAATAGATTTTCTTGCTTTGTCTGCGGCCTTTGCAGGGGAATACTCCCCCACCTCGATCCAATAATCTACAAACACGTCGTAGACATTGCGGTTCGACTGAGTAAACAGTCGGGGTGTAATGCCGGGACCCTGCTGGTGCATAAGATACAATTCCCAGCCCACGGGTTCTCTCCCAAAGAGGTTGCGAAGCGTTCCCTGGTGTTCTTTAGCCATCCTCGTCGCAGCATCAGTGCTTGCAACATAGTCTAAGCGGTTGTCAAAGCCCCGACCCCTTAACCCGTATTCCTTGGCGGTGCTCCTAATAAATTGAAACAAACCCTTTGCAGAGTAATTTTCCTCCGCCCAATTCATCTTTTCCCCAAAGGTGGTGCCTTTGTTTTTCGGATGATTAAAACCGATAGAATACGATGTTTCCGCAGTAGGATCAAAGCTACTTTCAATGAGAGCCATGGTCCTGAGATGACCCTCGGGTAGGCCGGCATCCTCATTTTTTAAATTCAAAAAGTTTACTAGGTCTTCTCGCCGAATAACGTTTTCTTCAACCCAATCACGGCGTCGCGTGTCTGGGTTGCGCCGTCGGTTCTCTTCCCACATCTGAACAAACCTAATGTCGTCGGGGACGTTCGGGAGGGGGTTCGGAGATGTTGGACGGAGGTAGTCCTCTCGAAAACTAAAGAAAGAAGTATCCCGATCTCGGAACACAACATCCGGCTCAACCGGTTCCTCCGCATAACCTTTCCGAAGAAGCTCCTGCTCCTCATCGGAAAGCACCCGAGGCACCGTGTAGACCGAATGGGGCGGTTCCGGAAGTACCTCTTTAATTTTTTCATACACGTAGTCGTCACCCCTGAGCTCAGGAGACAACAACACCGGACTACTCATCACGTCCACAGGTACTGTAGGGTCTAGGCCCGTAAGCTGTCTTTGCTCCGTAAAGGTAACATCTTCCGGTCTAACCGAAATACGGTCCTCGGGTCTTTCAAGGGTGAAGGTGGGACCACGCGGAGGATTTCCCGGTAAGCCGTGCATCCGCTCTTCTAGAATATTTGGATTATCTTCGAAAAACGCAGCCGCTTGCCGTATTAACTTACGGTAAGGCTCCGGAAGCCTCCTCTCTTCGACATCCTGAACTGGTTCCGGCCCAGATGTAAGAGTTGAAAAACCAAGCGTTTCTTCTAACACCGGCCTCTCGTAATATTCCCGAGCGGGTTCTGCGTAAGGTGCGGCCCCAACCGCGTGTATGCCGCCGGCACCGCCAGCACCACTTCCCCCTGTAGCCGCCATTATCGCCTTTTGCATTGCAAGAGTACCGCCTTTTTTTGGTTAAAGAATTAGACGATACTACCGATTTTGTTCTCGTAGAAGAGCCGCGTTTTCAACGTCTTGGCGACGACGATACTGAAGATCTTGCATTTTTTGTAAATTCATAAGATCCGCTTCACGAGCACGAGATATGTTCATCAAGTTCTCTAGGGTCAGCTCTGCGCGATACTGTTCTAAAGGCTGTCTAAGTGCGCCGTCTTCTGTCACACCTCGGTAAAACGGGCGACCCTTCTCGTCAACACCAAGCTTACCCGCACGTTGCTCATAAGCAATGCGAGTGTCCGCTTCCATCGCGGCACGTTCCATGTCTTCCGGAGTCACATTGCCAGGAGGCAAGGGAAGAGAAGGACCAAGGCCACCAAACATTTTCTGAATCAACGCCGGAGGCTCATTTGGCATTGCCGGAGAAACCATCTCTGGCGTGACCATGTCATAATAAGAAGAACTCTCAGGAGGAAAACGATATGACGAGCCCTGATCAGGAGAAACCATGCCGCCGTCCTGATACTTCCGCACCTCACCACCGTACCTGAAACGGTCAACGGGGTTCTCCGCCATCGGATCACGGAAGCCGCCTTGTTGGCGAATGCGTTCGCGGGTCGAAGGCTCAAAAACGTTTTGTGCAGGATCCTGCATCGGGTTCATCTCACCCATAGGGCGGTCGGGGCGGCCGCGATACGCGCCGACACCAGCTCCGGGCCCCACATAACCAGCCTGTTGAGCAGCGTCAAACTCAGCAAAAGCATTGCGAACACCCGCATCATACTGATCTTTGCTAATCGAGCCCATTTCATACGCCCGACCAAGACTCTCGATCATAGCGCTTATTTCTGCTCTGGTCTTAAAAGGGGCTCGGCTTCTGTCTGATCCGACACTGGTGGTTTGCATTACATTGGCTCCTCAGCTCAATAATAAGCCCTTACCTTTGTAGAGTTCTCACTAGGCTCCCAACCATCTGTAGGAAGCTGAATGAAATTACCCTGACGGTACCTCATAAGAGCTTGAGTCATACTATCAACAAGGTCATCATACTCGCCATTGGGAAAAGCCGCAACCTCTTCTATTAACTCCTCCGCAAACGCTTCTTCAGGAGCCCAGACCATCCCCGCCTCAAACAAAGGAGACACACTATGAACCCGCGTCAGCTTGTCGTTACCTTTAGAAGGCGTGAAGTTCACAACCGGTATGCCAACGTTCCGTAGTTCGTGGGTCAAAGGCAAACCACTCGCCTTAGCCTCAACAATGACGGTGTCGGGGTCCCAAAACTTCCACTGATCAAACGCAAGCTGCTTCAATTCAGGAAAATCCCACCGGCCCTTCTTACTATCAAGCAGAATCAGATGGGGCCCCTCGCCTTCTATAGGATAAAATACTCCCCACGTCGTAATTGCACTGAAATCCGCCGTCTCACGCTTCGAAAACGCCGTATCATAACTCTGAATGACATATTGTAGCTGAGGGACCGTCTTACCTTCCCACTTATTCCACCACTCACGGGGAATAATCGCATTCTCCTCACCCGTAGGGTTCTGCTGATACTGCGCATTCCACTTGCTCGGGGGAATAGATGCACGGACCGCAGATAAATCCTCAAGAGACCAGAACTCTGGCCAACAAGGCGTCTCATCATCAAAAATAGCAGGCAATTCGATGACTTCCCACTGATCTGCCTTAGGATCTTTACCCATCTGCTTGATTAATTGACCCGTCATATCCTTCTCAGACCAACGAGTTTGTACCAAAACAATAGATCCACCCGGCTGGAGCCGCTGTCGGGGGCCCCCAGTGTACCAATCCCACGCATCCTCAAAACCATTCGCACTCATAGCCGTCTGCTCCGAGTGAGGATCGTCAATAATCACAAGATCACCACCACGACCAGCCAAGTTGGAACCTACACCAACCGCATAGTACATCCCACCAGCGCTCGTGTCCCACCGACCAGAAGCCTTACTGTCCGCAGCAAGCTTAACTTCCGGGAAAATCGTCTTGTACTCGTCACTATCAATCAAATTCTTCGTCTTACGACCAAAATTTACCGCAAGCTCGGTCGTGTGCGTCGCCTGAATGATCTTCATCTTCGGATTACGGCCCATCATCCACGCAGGAAACAAGAACGAAGCAAATTCCGACTTCGTATGACGAGGTGCCATGTTGATTATAACACGCTTTAACTCACCACGGGCCACGCGCTCTAGCTTTTCAGCA